CAGGTACCACGTGAGTGGTTTCTGTGAGTTTTGGTTGTCAAGCCAATCCTCCAGTTACAAATCCCAGATTACGACTCTGGCGGGTTCCTTCGGGAGTCCTCCTCTTTCTCTTCTTGTACCAACGAGAAGGGAACCAACTAATAGTGAATATTAGTTTTAGCCGAGAACAATCTCGGCCAAAAGTCTACTTTAAGACTTGGACCTGAGTTAATCAGGTTCATATTAAATCGGTCTTCGCCGATATAAATCCACCCAGAAAAACTTCTGGTTATGGATTTTTCCATCTCAGCGATGGAAGAGAAACGACTCTTACCAATAAGAGCGTATTTCTCGCGGTTACGTCTAGATAACCGAGTTTTCCAGAAAGCTCTGGAATCCCTAACCCACTGATTGTAGGTTCTTTGCTGACGAGTCACCTCTTCAGTGAAAAAGGAGTTGAAATTCAACACCCTTTCAATTTCCTCCGGAAGTGAGGAAAAAGGAACGAAGCCCACCATTGCGGCGGAGTTCCTTAAAGCGGAGTAATCCGACTTTTTGGTGTAGGGATCACTCTCTACATCAATCCCTTCCTCTCTCAGGAAGGTCATGACGAAGTCATCGTCATATATCGCGTTAGCTGATATACCACTCTCTACAGAGTAGTGCATCGACTTTAAGGTCGAAGCAAGTAAGTTAAGCTTTTGCTTAGCTATAATCCCGTGTTTGGCACGAGAATTAAGAGCGGAAAGCTCTTCGAGTTTCATGAATCTCGTCATGAAGTCCGGTATATCAATCATGGTATACACGTACCCAACATATGGCCACATATGTTCTGGCATAACCGATTCTACAATCGGAATACCAAGACCTCCAGCACATGGAGGTAAATAAATTGGGTATTTACATACCCCTATGACGTTATAGTCATAGGCTCGGTTGAAAATCCGAGAGAAATAGCTTAAAACAGCTATTTTCAAATTTAAATTTTGAAAGTAATCTAACTGATTACTCAACATCCTCCCTTTACCGAGGATTGAGCTTCTGTTTTCAGAATGCTCCCTTGCCATTGTGGTAAGGAGACGTGATTTAATCACGTCTATAAAGACTACTTTAGTCTTTCCATCACTCTTGGTAACAAGAGAGTGGTCCTCACAGAAAATGAGGACTCTCCTGGAAGTTAAATCCTTCCATGAGAGAGACCACTTAAGGTCTGATACAACCTTGCGAAAGATTGTAATCTGTTTCGGATTACTCCGAAGTGCGGCGACGTCGTCACCGCATATACAGGTTGGGTCACTTGTAATGTGACTCATATTAATCGGCCCCCATAAGGGCCGGTTCAATACAGAGTATTGAGTCGAGATTTCCTCGACTAATAAATTCTCAAGCGTAAGCGTGAGAAAACTCATGGGTTCCCCCATGAAACTACCTCGTCTGTGTATGAGGTCAGGAAAGCCCTTAACGACTTTCCTGTACTTGAGATCAATCTCAAGAGTCCTCTGACAGAACATCAGGGAAATGAACACTCGGAAAGGGTGTTTACGTGGTAGAGTTTCAATGAAACCCTCCCACATCGCTCTTATTAAAGAGAGCGGAATTAAGTCTGTAGCAGACTTGTAATCTGTCGACTGACAGATCATGTCTTCATAATCTGGAGACACTTTCTGAACATGCTTCAGAAAACTCCACATTTTATTTGTGGACCTGAGCCCTATTCGAGCTCGACCATCTCTTGCGAGTATGGGTTCAGCCATGAATCTCATGGCTCTGGTCACCATCGTGAACCAGGCTTGGTTTTTACCAAGCGGCCTGGTTTTAGCGCCAGGCTCAGCAAGACAAGTTAAAGTTGTCTTTGGATATAACACTGGGACATAGTCCAAGTGGTAATCCATTTGCCACGAGGCAAATATTGGAATTCTGACCTTGCGATCAGAAGAAACCATATAAAAATATGGTTCGACCTGAGTTTGCTCATGGTCAACAAAGTGCCCTTGCAAAAGGGACTTCTCTTGCGCTAGCAAGAGTACAATCTTCCCAAGTTTGGGAGGAAGTTTAACAGTGTCATCTGTTAATTCTTTAAGAATCTTACGACTCTTAGTAGAACCTAGACTTGCGTATAGGATATCAAGCATTGATACTTGATCATCTTCTAGGAAGAAATAATATCCTAGAGTCCGGGGGAACAACTGTTCACCCCAGGCATCACATGGTTTATGTGAATCTTTGTAGATTTCTACAAAGGACTTGAAATCAATTCCAAGTGAGCCGGCCATTACTGGCCCGGATTCAAAAGTGAAGGTGTTAACCTTCTGCTTGAGTACCTCTACCCAAGAGGAAACCGTGCCCGCAAGGCCATGGTCCTGCTGAGTTGCCTCATAGCAACCAGATGTACTCACCGAAATGTGAGTAGACATCGGCATCTGCCGAACTTGGAGTCTTTCTCCAAGACGTGAGGAAAACTTCCTCACTACATCTAAAATATCTTTAGATATCTCACATTCACCTGTGAGGATTGACATTTGTTCACCAAATGCCTCCCTACACATTTTCTGTGTAGGACACGGAAGAGCTCTTCCGAAAGTTCTAATCTGACAAAGATTAGAAAGTTCCGAGTCGGTAAGACTCCGGTCCTCAAGGAGAATATATCTCCATTTGGATAAGTGGCCGCCAAACCACTTCATTTCAAAAGCACCCTTTTCAGAGTGCCACCCTAGCCATTGTGGTAGGGGGGGTGGAATTGTGTTCCACTCCTTACAATCTCTACCGATTGTATATTGTAGATGACCAGCAATGGTCTTAAGGCTTTTAAGAGCCTTTTCTCGGTTAACGAGAATTAAGACGGTTTTCTCACCGTCTTTGGTTTTAATTCTTTTAAGGTGACCCTTAAAACAAAATCTGAGAAACCAGATTTTATATTTCCTAATGGATAGGAAAAGGGCCCTATCATACTTGGTAGGGTTGAAATCTTGATTCAACAAGATAGTATGCATGTTGGCTACCCAACATTCCTCAATGAATTTCCATTGAGCTTGGTTTGCAAAAACCATTCTTTTAAATGTTGGTCGCCCAACATGTTTCCCTATCATTTGATAGAGTCGACCCGGAGTTCCCTTCGGATCATGGCAACCTTTGCCATTCTTGCCAACAGAGTATGTTGCAAGTCGTAGACATAAATCTACGATTGGGTTATTACTAACCCATTTAGACAGTTGCCTGTCTGTCATATTTTCACTTTTGGTGAAAAAGGAAGCTTTGTAGGC